AGTGCCATGCCGACATTCACCCACTCCTGGTATGTGAGCGATGCTACATCTATTCGGTCAAGTGCCGACAAAATATTGCTCATCCTCTATCTCCTTTACGGCTTATACTTTGACGGTACCAAGCCACGCGGCACCATCCAATTGTTCATAGCAAGACGAGAAATCATCTTGCTGGCGTCTTCAAACTTCCACGTGCCGACCTGTAAAAAGCCGTAACGCTCCAGGCAACGGATCTGCTTGGGGGTCGACAATCCTTCCTCCTGTCTGCGCTTCAAGCGGTCGATGATCATACTTGCCATTCCTGCGTTTGTCACGGTCTCGGCAAATATACCGCGTCCTTCGATGAACTGAAGCTGTTTGTCCGAGGGCGGAGCCATCTCCCAAGCGAAGGTAGGAACATAATTCGACAAATCCTCTGCCGCAATCGACATCGCATACTGAAGCGGATCTACAAGCTGGCGTTTCCGCTTACGCATCTCACCCAGCTGTCTTGCAAGGGATTCTTCACGTGCCGTAAGGACATCCTTTTCAGCCTCTTCTTCCGCTTCAATGAGATCGTATCCTTCATTCGAATCGATGAACCTTGCATCCATTCGTTTCGTGATTTCCTCGTCTTTTGATATAAGAGCCGAGGGTCTGCATAGGTCGTGCTTATCGGTCATCCAAAGAAAATCAAGAAGCAAGAGATGATCCTTTCCGGGGGCAATTCGCATACCTCTTCCAACCATCTGCTGATAAAGGCTCCTCACCTTTGTCGGACGCAGGACCACCACACAATCTACCGAGGGGCAATCCCAGCCTTCCGTGAGAAGCATACTGTTGCAAAGCACATCGAACTGACCGCGCTCGAACCTATCGAGCACTTCTGCCCTATCATCGCTATTGCCATTGACCTCCGCAGAGCGAAGGCCATATTTATTGAGGAGATTGCTAAACTTTTGAGAGGTAGCAACCAGGGGCAAAAACACAACCGTTTTACGTCCCTTGCAATAATGCATCATCTCCTGGGCTATCTGCTCAAGGTACGGGTCAAGCGCTGAGCCCACCTCACCCACTGCGTAATCTCCGTTTGACATTCCTACCCCCGCGATATCCAGCTCAAGAGGAATGAGCTGAGCCTTTACGGGACAAAGGTGTCCTTCCTTGATGGCTTGGCTCATACTGTATTCGTAAGCCTTGCTGTCAAAATACTTACCGAGGTTTCGCTGATCACCTCTGTCCGGCGTTGCGGTAACGCCAAGAATATTGGCATTTGGGAAATGCTCCAAAACTCGCTGATAGCTGTCCGACAAACAGTGATGCGCCTCATCGATTACAATATCGGTGAAATAATCGTCGGGAAATCGTTCAAGGCGCTTCGGCTGCGCCAACGATTGCACCGAGCCGATTGTTACGGGAACGTTGCTCCCGATTGATGTACTTTCTGCTTTTTCAAGCACGGAATCAAGACCACATACCTTTTTCAGCTTGTCTGCCGCTTGATCCAAAAGCTCACCGCGGTGCGCCATAATTAAAGCGCGACCGCCTTTTTCTACTTGATTTTGAACGACCGAGGAAAAGACAACCGTTTTGCCACAGCCTGTGGGGAGAACAAGAAGTGTTTTCCTGTTTCCCACAGACCATTCGTGCAAAATCGCATCTCTCGCCTCTGTCTGGTAAGGTCTGAGAGAAAGCATCGATTATGCCTCCTTAAAACGGAATTTCGTCATCGGGTCCCAGCTCTACGAAACCACCGTTATCCCCCGTGAAAAAGGCAGGATCATAGTCGATGAAACGTTCGATATCGTTGGCAACCTTCTCCTCGCCATTGTTGTTGGTGTACTTACGGGGCTTGAAGTGTGCTCTGCCCTTGGAGCCAACCACACGGTTCCAGTCCATGACGAGTCTCTCACCATGCTTCTTCTGTCCAATACAGCGGAAGAACGAAGAGATTCTCCATTCAAGGCTTCTGTACAGAATGAGGTCAAACTTCACAGTAGCAATACCGTCGGGCGTTCTTACCACTGCGGTAATCGCAGCCTTGTTACAAGCGGGAATCTTCTGGCTACCGGGGAAACGACCGCGCTCGAAGTTCGTAATCTCAAAATTGTAGTCGCCCTCCTCAAGGGTGATAAACTCCTGACCATCGTTTTCAATGGTAGAGTCCCAGTCCATGCACATATCCTGCTGTGCGGGAACGTTGTTATTGTTATAAGGGTTATAAGACATATATTTTTCCTCCTAATTAGCTGTTGTTGTGATGAATGGTTGTAACGATGCGCTCCCAGTTCGGGAAAAGCCATCTGCTGACGAATTCTTCGGAATAAAGATCAATGGGTGTGCTTTCGGGATAATGTCCCTTGGCCGCTACGAGCTTTTGAAGGTCAGCCTCTTCAATCTCGGCTTCCGTCAAAAGGCGAATAATCTTGCTCATCGTCTCCTCGGGCAGCGTCTTCGGCTTATTGCCCTCACCGAAAATATGGCGGATGAGACTGAAATCCAAATCCATCTCATCGGGCAAACCATGTCTGTTCTTTGCGTCCCAGCAAGGGTGATGGGTCGCATACATCACGCGCTTACCGCCCTGTGCCTTTTTGCTGTTGCTTTCGGTGGTGACCACGTAGGTCTTAAAGTTCACGAAAAGCAATGCATCGCACCATTCCTTGAGAAGCGGCGCCACCTGCTTTGAGAGCTTCATCTCCCAGCGGTCATAAGCACCCATTTCATCGGGCTGCTCAAACTTACGCATCTTTGCGTGAGCAGTAACGATTACATTGATGCCCGCGGCAATGACAGCATCCAAGGCTTCAAGCAGTCTGCCGTATTCCTCTGCAAGGTAGGTATAACCCTTACCGTAGCCGAACTCCTCGATGCCGGACTTCTTGAACTTGTTCAGCACGTAATCAACGCACATAATTTCCGCTTTATCGGCGGTATCGACCGTAATGGTCTTACAAATGGTAGGATTCTTTGCCACCTCGTGAAGCATTGACAGCAATCCCTCCCAAGTCTCCGCTTTGGGAAAACGCGCCACGTCCATCTGGTCGGTACCATTCTCCAGATCGAAGAATACGCAACCATCAGCTTGCGATGCAAATGTAGACTTGCCGACGCCCTCGGCACCATAGATGACCAATCTTACGGGTCTTGTTCTTTGTCCTCTTGTAATTTCAAGCATTTCTCTTCCTCCTTAACTGAGCGAACAGGACTGTTCTTTTACGATAGCTGCACCGGGAATTTCCGCACCCGATTTAATCAGCTTCTTGACATCTGCCTTGCTGACTTCGGGGTCTTTATAACGAATGAAGGTATCGTAGCCATTCTTTTCAAGCCAGTCTATGGTGGCAAAAGCATCCGAAACGTCCAGCTTCTCGGTGTTACGATAACGAACCGTGGCAACGCCGCAGTCGGTGTTCTCACCATTGCACTCACGCTTGAGAATTTCCAGAATGCGTTCCGCTTTGCGCTCTGCCTTCTGTCTGCGTTCCTTGAGGCGGTCCTCTTCTGCTTTAATCGCCGCCGCATCGGATCGGCAATTAAGTACGAGCTTTGCGAGATATTCAAGAATTCTCGACCTTTCCATCTGCAATGCGTTGATTTCGGCAAGAACCGCATCAAAATCTGCGGTCACCTCTCCGGTTTCCGGGTCCGGCTCCAAAAGCATCAGAAGTTCCTCGAGAGCTCCATTGACTTCATACAGCTTCACAGCTCTCACCTCCCTGCACTTCCTTGATTGCAACCTCCTCGACCGTGTCGCCGGGAACAAGAATTGTCACCTTACACGGATTGCCGAGGAGCTTGCGAAGAACACGTTCACGAAGCGTAATGGTGCGGCAAGCTACCACGCCCTCGTTCTTGTGTTCCTTTGAAACATTGATTGTAAGATTATGTTTCATAAGATTCTCCTTTCGAGAGGCCTTGAATTTTTGTTTTGTGCCTCTTCGCTATACGGAGATTTCGGGGGTGTTTTGGGGACCCATTTTTCAAATTTTTTTGTAATTTTTCGCAAAAATCTTTTTCGCACTCTCGATTGACTTGCTAACAGCCTTATGATCCACGCCTTCCATCCTTGCGATCTCACGAATGCTGTGTCCATCCGCAAATAATGCGAGCCTGCGGGCTTGGGTTTCACTTAAATGCGACATTGCGCTATGTATTCTTTTGGAAAGCTCGTCCCTTTCAAGGCAGCTCTCCGGCGTATCAAGGTCGGCGTACTCTTCTCCTTCATACTCAATGGCATCATAGGAATAGCAATGTGCTCTTTCTTTCCTGTCGAGGTTATCCTCTTTGCGTCTGGAGTCAACGATGATGGAACCAACGTCCTCACTGACCTCAACTTCGGATACATCTCCGTTTGCAAATGTGTACTTGATTTTCATGTCTTTGTCCTTTCTGCTTGAGTGGACAAAGGCTGCGAAAAAACAAAAATCGGTGTATCCTGCGACACACCGACCGACGACACCTGAAAAAGAGCGCGACAAAGTACGGTGGGTACATCAGAATTTTTTCAAATGCTAAAGCATTCACGATTTCTGTGTATCCCGCCGCCTTTAATGCGCATCTCAAGGCTTTGAGAATTTTATATTTTCGGCTTTGACAGAGCCGGAACTGGCATTACAACAAAAAAGGGATCAAGCACATTTCTTCTCAAGAAATGCACTTGACCCCGGTTGGTCCTTCATCGACACCAATTTGCCGATGGTTTTATATTACGTGCTTTTTAATTTCATAAACGGCATACTTACCGTCTTTTTTTCTGCGAACTTCCGCATCGTTTCCACGGGCGGTGATTGCTTTTATTTTTGTCATCACTTCTACATCCTCAGTAGGAACTGCACACATATCACAAGGCACATTTGGATTTGCACATTGCGCTGTCGTTAGACAAGAATTTGGGACTTTTTTCTGCATAGGCATCCCTCCTTATCATTAAAACGGCAAATCATCATCACTTGGAACAATCGTTTTGCCTGTCATATAGGCATCAATAATGCTCCTTGTAGTTGAATTGATTTTTATATGTTTGCATGACTCAGTGGCCGCCGTATATAGATTTTCGAGAGCTTGGGAAAACCCTCCTGCCATTCGAGACTCACACAAGGCAGATGTTCCGTGCTGATTGATTAAATAAAGCTCATAGCTTATTTCAAATTCAGGTTGCAGCACACGCATCAAGTACACTTGCGAGCCGTCGGGCAACTCTGTATTGTATGAATC